AGTTAGTTTATTTTTATTATCCTTTCTTTTTTTCTTAGTCTTAGTTAGTTTATTTTTATTATCCTTTCTTTTTTTCTTAGTCTTAGTTAGTTTATTTTTATCCATATCGCCAGTATCGTCCATATCGCCAGTATCGTCCATATCGCCAGTATAGTCCATATCGCCAGTATCGTCCATATCGCCAGTATCGTCCATATCACCAGTATAGTCCATATCACCAGTATCGTCCATATCGCCAGTATTATTATCTACATTATTGTTTGTATATTTATCATCGGCGTATGATAATAATGTATCATATAAAGAAGTATTAATAACTTTTTCATTATCCGTTTTTATAATATTAATACCACTACATTGTATTTTATTATTATCATAACGACATATTAAACCAATCGGTTCTTCAAAATTTTTAAAGTTGTCTAAAACAAGTTCGTTTTTTTTAAACATTATATATAATTACTTTCTAAATCTTTTTATATTTTTTAATATTTTAATATCTCTTTTATTTTTAATATAATTAATTATTAAATCTACTTGTTTTTCATTATTAATACAATCAAACAAACATTCTTTAATAAATTTAAAAGTTAAAGATGATGTATGTTTTATTTCAACAACTTTTAATTTACCATCACTAATATTAATAGTGCAATTATCTAAATTATTACTATTAATATAATCTAAAATATTATTATTAATAATATTTTTATTTTCTGTAAGTAATGCGATTTCTTCTTTTAATTTAATAATTTTATTGTCATAATTAAGCCATGTTTTAATATCATTTTGAATTTTTGTATTCATAATAATATTTAAATTATAATATAATATATTTTAATTTATTTAAATTATAATATAATTTGAAACTTAATAGTGTTTTTATATAAGTTATTTTCTTTTCTTTTTTTTTGATTTAGACAAACTAGTCATTTTTTTGATTTTTTTAAAACTTTTTTTAAATTGTTTTTCCATATTATTTTTAGACATATTATTTTTAGACATATTATTGTTTAAAGATAGTAGAGTTAAAGGTGGAAGAGCATTATTAAGAAGAGCCATTAAAGACGATCCTCCAACCACCGGATATAGTTTACACGAAGAACCACAACTTCTACTTTTGTGAGAACCCTTTTTTTTATTTTTACTACGAGGAACTTTATTTTTATTTTTACTACGAGGAACTTTATTTTTATTTTTACTACGAGTAAATTTTCTAGTTTTTCGCATTATATAATATATAATTATAATAATTTTTTAAATATTAAACAGAAAGTAGCAGTATTTATTAATAATATTATAATCAATATTATGAATAATATATATATGTAAATATATAAGTTTTTAAATAATATATTCATAAATTCATTAGAAATATTTTTAAATTCTTTTTTAATATCATTATTTTTTAAAATAGAAAAAAATTCTTTAACAATAGTTTCTTTAATCATTATATAATGAATAATATAATTTCGTGAGAAATAATTATTTATAATAATTAATAATTAATAATGGATGTTATAAATAATATGGATTTACACAATCTTAAACCATATATCGATGGTTCATACATTAGTAGGTTTAAATCAGAATGTCCTATTAAATTCCCTAAATGTATTATAGATAAAATTATTTATAATAAAGAATCAAATAGTGTGTGTTATTTATTATTTAAAGATGATTATATTAAAGAATGGTATAATAATTTAGAAAAAAAATGTTTAGAATATATTTTTAAAAGACATGATGAATGGTTTGATAATGAGTTAACTTACGTTGATTTGGAGAATATGATGGAAAATAATTTAACAAATAACGTAGACGGATCAATATTAAAATGTTATTTAAATTATGACATTAATAAAGTAGATAATTGTTTAATATATGATAAAAATTACGAGTGTGTAGGTATAGAATATTTAGAAAAAAAAGAGATAATTCCAAGAGCATATATATATGGTATTCGTTTTACAAGGTCAAAAATAGAGATTTATATAAAATTAAAAAAAATTTTGATAGTACCAAATGATAATAATAAAATAAATTTAAATGAAGAACTATATAATTCAAACGAAATAGGATTAAATGATTTAGAAGAAATAGGATTAAATGATTTAGAAGAAATAGGATTAAATGATTTAGAAGAAATAGGATTAAATGATTTAGAAGAAATAGAAATAAACATAAATAATACGGAACGAGTAAACTTAAATTCAAGAGACAATATTTATAGTAAAGTATACAATAAAGTAAGAAAAAAAGGAAATAATATAATAATAAATGAATTAAACAATTATTTAAAATCCAAACATATAAATAGTAGTAATATTATTGAAAAAATATTTTATGAAACAGATGATATAATGAAACAGATGATATAATGAAACAGATGATATAATGAAACAGATGATATAATGAAACAGATGATATAATGATATAATGAAACAGATGATATAATGAAACAGATGATATAATGAAACAGATGATATAATGAAACAGATGATATAATGAAACAGATAATATAATGAAAAAAATATTAATTTAGGAATAAAAATGATAAATAATTAATGTTATTACATAAAAATTTTTTATCATTTATTTTATATAAATGTCTTTAGTTAAAAGTTTAAAAAAGAATGTAAAAAGTCATCATATATTAATTGCTTTAGGATTAGTAGTTTTAGTATATTCAGTATGTCAGATGTCATCTAGAAAAGTGAGTGTTTTAGATAATCTAGAGAATATGCAAAAACAAAATAAATCTGTAGAAAACGATGAAAGTAATGTAGCAAAACCTGCGAACCCGATGGGTGAGAATGAGGAATATGATAGAGTTGATGGTAATATGAATAATAGTTTAGGATTACCTCCTGCTTTTAAGAATGAGGTGAATGATCCTTCTGAATTATTACCCAAAGATGTTAATAATGAATGGGCAAAATTGAACCCTTCTGGTGATGTAGATTTTAATAATGTTAATTTATTAAAAGCAGGTTATCTAAATGGTGTTGATACTGTAGGAAGTTCTTTACGTAATGCGAATTTACAAGTTCGTTCTGAACCACCGAATCCTACGTCAAATGTTAGTCCTTGGATGAATACCACAATTGAACCTGATCTTATGAGAACTCCTTTAGAATTAGGTCACGGAGAACAATAAATATAAAAATAATATATTAAAGCATACATCATAAGAAAGAATATTATATAATACTAATTTTAAATAGTAATATATAATATAATGAATAGAAAAGACATATTTAGTTATATTTTAATATTATTTATATTAATAATTTTATTACAATTATTAAAAGATAGTGATATTTATAATCTAAAATGTATAAAATCAGACTTAGATGGAAATAAATATTGTGTGAGAGATAGAAATGATATTAAATCCGCAGTAGATATGTTAGCAAAAATAAACATAAAATTAAAAAAATTAATAACTTATTGTAGTGAAAATTATAGTAATGTTGATTGTATAAAAATAATAGTAAGAAATTATAATCCCAAAAGAATAGCCGAGACTTTACCAAGCAGTATTCCTACAGCTTATAGTAAAAATAAAGGTGAGAAAATAGCGTTTTGTTTAAATAAAGATAAAAATAATAATAATGATATGATTGACGAAAATACATTAACTTTTGTAGCGTTACACGAATTAAGTCATCTAGGAACAACCGATATTGGACATACTGATGAATTTTGGAAAGTATTTAAATTTTTATTAAAACAATCTGTAAAAATTAATATTTATAATCCAATAGATTATAATAAAGATCCTAAAAATTATTGTGGTATGATGATTACGGATAACCCATATTATTTATAAATAATTTATAAATAATTAATACATTTAATGTATTTAATGTATTCTATTTTATCTTTCTCTATATATTCTCTATGTAGTATTTTCCATTCATCCATTTTATCTAATTCATGTTTAAAAAAAGAATCGCAATCGTGGTTATCGTGAATTCTGGTAATATAACATTCGTCAATCATATCTCTGTTTAACATAGTTTCATATATAGTTGAACCTCCAATAATCCAGACATTATCATAATTTTTATTTAAACAATATTTATATATATCATCAACGTTATTGAATGTTTTAATAATATTTCTATTATCATAATTCTTTTCTATATTAAATTTAGTTGTTAATATTAAGTTATCTCTATGTCTCAAATATTGAAAAGGTAATGATTTCCAAGTATTTCGACCCATAATAATTGCATTATTATGATTACCTATTGTTAATCTTACGAATCTTTTCATATCATTTTTATAAGTTATCGTATTCCACGGCAGTCCTCCTTTATAACCTATACCTAATTTTTTTGTGTAAGCAACAATTAATTTGAATTTCATAATATGATAAATATTAATGTAAATTATATTAATAACTTTATATTAATATAATTTATATAATATGAATAACTACAAATTATGCTATATTAAAAATAATAAAGTATCTGAAATTAAGGTATTTAATGTTAATGTTTCTGAAGAAAAGAATGATACACAGACTTTATACGACAATGAACCTGATAATACATTATTTAATGATATATTTACACAAAAAGAAAAAGAAAACATTAAAGATAATAATATACCTGTTCAATTCTTAGATAAAATGATACACGATGATGACACAATTGAAACTATTAAAAAATATATATTAAAAATTTATGAAAATCACTCATATGAAGAATTATATTTATTTAAAAAAAAAGAAATAACATTAAATTACGTAAATATATACGATATATTAACAAATAATGGTAAAATACCACTAAAAAAAGATAAAATAGATAATTTTATTTCAAATATTAATTTAGATATAAATATTCCTAATAAAGAAATTTATAACTATGAAGATTTATTAAATATTAATATTAATAGTAACTATTTAATAAATAATCCTTTAGGTCAAAAAATAATAGACATAGAAAACCAATCCTATCTATATAAAATTAATCCATATAATATAACTAATAATAATATACCTAATTATAATATTAACACTAATAATAAAAATTTATTACTTGATTATAAAGATATATATAATAATACTATATACATTTGTTTTGCACAAGATCTTCTTGAATATTTTAATGATTATGATATTTCACAAGATAAAATTATTAATTTATACTTTCCTTATTTAAAACAAAATAACATTAATAATATTAATGAATTAATTGATATTAAAGATGATTTATTAAAAAATAGAGATGAATTATTAAACACAACTTTTGATAAAAATATGAATAACATTAATTTATTTTATGATATTCATAAAAATACACAATATAATAATGAAAATGTTGAATATAAAAATATAGGAATTAAACAAATTAAATTTATTATTAAACAGAAAAATGTTTTTTTTATTCCATTAGATATTCCATTTAAATTAATTAATTCCACTATAAATATTCCTTTTATTAAGTATAATCCAGGACAAAAACAAGAAAACATATATAGAATTTATACAAATAATATATCTAATGATGGAAGAAATATACCTTATTTATCTAAAACAAAAATATTGAAATTGAAAAATATTGGAAAGTCAAAATCAGTTTCATTATATATTGAAATTATTTATAAAGAAGAAAATATTGAAATTTTATCTATAATTGATAGTAATTTTAATATATCGATTGAAACTACATTTAAAAACACCATGAACGTTAATGATATAAATCATATAATGAATTTAGCATTAAACACATTTATTGAAAAAATAAAATATTTCACATCTCAGATTGGATATGACATTAATACATTTGATACTATTACCTCTAATAATATTGATATTGTTAACATTCAATATGACTTTGATTTTATTATTAAAAAAACATTTGATATTAAATCAATATCTAATTGTTTATCAAGCATATTTAATATTACAAAGAATAATCTCAATAACGACGAAGGTATAGTTATGAGATATAAACGTGTATCTAATTATAATGAAATGAATAGTCAAATTGCGTTCATAGTTGAATCTATTAATTATGGTAATTCTAAAGATGAAATCATTAAAGGATTAATTGATAATTATAATTTAACAGAAGAAACATCCACAAAACGATTAAGTGATATATTAACAGAAATACAATTAGAACAGGATACGTTTCAAGGTAGAAAATACAAAATTAAAAATAATCCTGGATTTTTAACAACTATTCAAAAAGAAAATTATAACAATTTAATTAAAATTAAAATTAATGGAATTAATAATATTTATTATTTAGAATTGCTATATATATATATTGATACATTAATAAAAATTACACAAAATATAGGTATTACTTCTCAAGATAAAGATAATATATATAAATTATGTAATAATTCAAATATTAATAACAAAGATATTAATATTACACAAGATATTACACAAGATATTACACAAGATATTACAGATAATACCATTAATGTTGACGATTTAACTAAAAATTTTATTAATATGGATGATATAATATCTCAGGAACAACAAATGGATGACGATGATGACGATGATGACGATGATGATGTATATAATATGTTAATAATGGATGACGATGATGACGATGAAGATGAAGATGAAGATGATGAAGATGATGATGATGAAGATGATGAAGATGATGATGAAGATGATGAAGATGAAGATGATGATGATGAAGATGAAGATGAAGATGAAGATGAAGATGAAGATGAAGATGAAGATGAATATGATAACATTATAGGAGGTAATAATAATGAACTAGATATAACAGGTATGAATCTAAAAAATCCAAATCCATTTTATGCAAGATTATTAGAAAGAGCACCAGAATTATTTATAAAGAAAAGTAACGATAAAAACGTAAAAGCATATTCACGCATGTGTCCTTCTAATGATAATAGACAACCAATAATATTAAATGATAATGAGAAAAAGAAAATAGATGATGAACATCCTGGTTCATATTCAGGAACTTTTAAGTATGGAAGTGAAAAGAACAATAAGAATTGGTATATTTGTCCAAGATACTGGAGTATAAAACATAATGTTAGTTTAACAAAAGAAGAGGTAGATTCGGGTAATTATGGAAAACTAATACCAAAAGGTTCTAAGGTTGTACCAAAAGGATCTAATATATACGAATTTACAAGTAAAAAACATTATGATGATAATGGAAAATATATTGATCATGGTCCTGGATTTATGAAAAAAGGTTCTCATCCAAAAGGATATTGTGTTCCATGTTGTTTTAAAAATTCGAATAGTAAATCACAGAAAAAAATAAAGAATGAATGTTTGAATAAAGATATAGATATGGAAGAGAAATATGCTGAAGAATCCGGAGTGGAAGAGAAATATGCGGAAGAATCCGGAGTGGAAGAGAAAAAAAGTGAAGAAATAAAATATTATAATCCATCGTTAGATGTAGGTGAACAATATCTAATAGGAGCTGATAAATTTCCTTTGAATGAAAATAGATATGGATATTTACCAACACCAATTCAAAGAATGTTAAAAACGGATAATGACGAGTGTATCGTAAGTTCAAATATTAAGAAATTAAAATTAAATTATGATTGTATAGTAAGGAAAGGTGTCGAAAATAATAATAAACAATCATTTATAGCATGTATATCGGATTTATTCATAGATGTAAATCCTTCAATTAAATTAAATATATTACAAATGAAAAATTTATTAATAGAAATTTGCGATATAGATAAATTTATAACATTACAAAATGGAAGTTTGATAGATATATTTAAAATTAAAATTAAGGAAATAGATATAAATAAATATAAAAATAGCAATATTTATAAAGATACTGATTTAACAATAAATGAAAAAAAGAAATCATTAAATATAATAATTAATTCATATGAAAATTTTATAAAGTATTTAAAAGATGATGAAATAATAATCGATTATAAATATTTATGGGATTTAATAACAGAACCCAATGATAAATTATTTACAAAGGGAATAAATTTAATAGTAATAGAGTTTGATCAGAATGATAATGATAAGGTTGAATTGATATGTCCTTCAAATTATTATAGTAAAAATAAATTAAATATGAATAAGAAAACAGCTATATTAATAAAACATAATAATTATTATGAACCTATATATGTAATAAAGAACACAAATAAAGATTATTATATAACCCGTTTATTCAGTACAAAATATAAAGATATTTTAATAAACATAAAATTATTTTTAGAAGAAATACAAAAAATATACAAGACTAAATGCGAACCTTTAATGAGTATTCCTTTATATAATTTTAAAAAAAATTTAAATTTAAAAGAAATAGTAAAAATATTAAAATTTAAAAAATATACATTAATAGAACAAATATTCAATTTATCAGGACGTGTTGTATATCTAAAAGTATCAAAAGAAGGAAAGAGTGGTATTGTTCCATGTTTTCCATCATCACCAATAATTAATTTAACAGAAAATATGAGATGGATAACTGATGATATAGGTGATAATTATATGAATACGATTAATTTTTTGAATAATATATATAATGATTCAAAAAGAATGATAAATTGTAAACCAATAATAAAAGTAGTAGAAAAAAATAAAATAGTAGGTATAATAACAGAAACGAATGATTATGTTCCTTTAAATCCAATAATAGATAATAATAATGATTATAATTTGATAGAAAAGAAAGGAAATGATAATAATATTTTAATAGATAAAAAAATATATTCAGACGAGGTAGATAATATACGTATTGAATATGTTAAAAAACTAAGATTTGAAAATAAATTTTTCAGTATTTTTAGAAATACAATAAGAATTATATTAAATGAATATAATAATAAAAATATAAAACAAAATATAATATCAATAACAAAATCAAGATCAAAAGGTTTATATTATAAAAAATTAGAAAAAATAATAAAAATATTAAGGAAATTGACAAGTAAATTTATAAATTTTGTTGATTATAGTGACGATGATTTATTAGAATTAAAGAATGATGATATAATGAATTGTTATACTATGAATATATGTAAAACAAATAAAATTTGTTCTTTAACAGAAGGTAATTGTATATTGAATATACCAAAAAACAATTTAATAAATCAAAAAGATAATGAAGAAACATATTATAGTTTCATAGCTGACGAAATATTAAGATATGACCATATAAGAAAATATATTTTGAATTCAAAAGTGTATTTATCATTAGATATAATAAATTATAATTTAAAAGATAATGAAATATTGATATTAGAGAAATTATTAACAAATAAATATTTTGATAACTTAGTAAAAACAATAAATAATAAATATATAGTAAATAATTCATATTATTCAACACAGCCAATAAAAAGTCAAATATATAATAATGAAATTAAAGATTTTGATATAAATAATAAAATAAATATTAAAAATATAGAAACTTGTGAAACATTAACTAAAAATAGTGTAACTGGTAAAGAATGGAATAAATTGTTTAATGAAAATAAAGGCGAATTATTATTTAACAATAAAGAAGAAATATGTACCTTTTATTTAATATTAATATTAATAAGACAACATAATAATGAATACAGATACTTAACATACGATGGATTGAAAGAATTATTATATAAAGAATATAATAATTATATTAAAAATTACAATTTTAAAACTAAATTATTAAGAATCATGAATAGTGAGGGAAAACTAAATTTAGTTAAAAATTATTCAAGTAATAAAATAACATTAAAAGAAATGATAATGAATAATAAATATTATTGTAGTAATATAGATATTAATGTATTATCAAATAAATTTAATATTCCAATTATATTTTATTCTAATTCAAAGTTAAAAGAAAATAACAAACA